ATCTGTTACTTGTGCAACTTGACCAATTAACTGACCTGCAACTTCGTATGCTCTTGGATGTTGGCCTTCTTTTGCAATATCTAAAATACCCTCAATTGCTTGTTGACCTTTTTCAATTAAATTATAATAGTTTTCTCTACTATAATCATAATCATTATCTATATCTGTTTTCTTTTCATCTATTTTTCTAGGAACAGGAATAGGTTGTTCAAAATCAGCAACTGCTATTTTGTTTTCTGTTTTTTCTAAACCTAAAATTTCATTTACACTATCTTCTAATTTACTCATCTGTATCACTCACTGGATTATATCTCTTACTATCACTAAAGAAAGAAATGGTTGTTGTAAATCCAAAATCATCATCAGCATCAGCATTTGCTGGGCTAGGTACTGTAATAATTCTTTCTTCTCTTTGTAAAGGTGCATCTGTATCGGCACCTAAATCTGCTTGAACACTTGTAATCACACTTGAATTAGACATTGGTCCATATAGATATGTTTTAGCAGTAAAATTTAAAGTATAGATAACGGCTCTTCTTCTTGTAAAATCACCTGAGTATGTGTCTTCATAATTTACAGTATTTAAAATAATAGGTATATCTCTTTTAATTTGTAATTCAGGTATAACATTCATTGTAACAGTATATTCAGGTTGAAAGAATGGTAAAATTTGTTCTATAATCTGTAAACCATTTTCAGCAGTAGCTGTAAATGAATATAAACTAAAGTTAATATTATAAGGTACAGGTGCATAGTTAAAGTTAAGTTTCTTACCGTCTTCATTTGCTTTTACTCTTACTGTCTTTTGCATCTTATTAATTTTTCTACTTGCATCATAAGCTAAACCAGTAATTTCAAAACCTAATCTTGGTAATGTAATTGCAACTTCTCTATCTTCTTGTAAATTAGCCTGTTGTTCTAATCTTGCTAAAAACTTTTCTTTTGGTGCATATGCCAAAGGCACTCTTATTCTTTTAGTAACAGCACCTGTGCTACTTGTATTTTGAATAATAATATTATTAAAGATTTGACCAAATGCAATAGTCAACTTTCTTAAACCTTGATTGTAAAAGTGTGTACCAAACATTATTCGTCAATCTCCCCAAATGGATTTCTTTCTGTGAAATCTAATATGTCATCTGCTGTTGATAAAGTATCATAACCAGCTTCTGTATTTAAATCTAAGTTACCTGCGTATGGCGATTGTGTTTGTATATTAGCCTCAACATAATCCTCATTTAATAATAAAGCAGGTTGGCCTGTTGCATAATCGTGGTAATCTTCTAAAACAATTGAACCTGCACCTGTCAATACTTCTTGTCCATATTCTAAAGTAAACTTATACTGTAATTGGTCAAGTGTATATTTGTCCTCAGTTTGGTCAATAATTTCTTGGCCTGTATTAAGTTGTTCATTTGCATATTCCCACCTAGTTACTTTTAATTTATAAACAGGTAAGTTACCAAGTTGATAGAATGGCTCTTGGTCTTCTACAAATAAAATCTCAAAAAATGATTTCATTAAAGGCACATATAAAATGTCACCTTCATTTGGTCTGCCTACTGCTGTTAGTGTAGCAGTATTAGCCACATGTTCTTCAAATCTTCTTTTAGAAACAACTAAAGTAGTATCATCTCTAATCTCTAAACCAAACTTATTAATAATTTCATTTTCACCTGCAAAGCCTTCATTAGTTTCAAAATACATTTCAAGTAAATATGAATCATCAAACCTACTAGATGTATCTTCACCTAATATTAAATCTCTATTAACAAATGTACGAGGTAAATAGTAAATATCTTGGCCGTATATTTTTAGGCCTTCGATAATTAAATCTTCGTGTAGTCTTTTTTCGGCGTCATTACCAATCCCTCGGCCGCCTTGAAAATAGTGATTAACTGCCATTGCATTTATCCTATAAGCATTGCTGGATTTAATTCAAATGTGCTTCTAATTTCTGTTTCTAATTTTTCAATATCCTGTAATGCTTCAGAATAAATTTGTCTACCATTTAAAGTAACACCACCAATCATTGCTACACCATCAAACTTAGATAGGTTAGCACCCCATTGTTTTTTAAATAACGCTGTTACATATCTTTTTAGATAAATGTCATTATACACATCTGTAAAAGTTTCTGGATCCAGTTTTCTATAACACTCTATAACAAGATATTCACCGACTTGTAAATCATTAGTCCAGTCCATATCAATGTATAGTCTGTTATCGTGTTGATTAAATCTTAGAGGTTTTTCACCTACTAATACATGGTCTAAGAAATCCAAATGTCTTAATACAATATCATAATTAATTACACTTGTAGATGAAAAATCATACAAGTCATTTAATCTTAATTGGTATCTTACATCAAATAAGTTTAAGTTACCTTTATCTGAAAATGGAAAAATGTTTATTACTGATACAACTGTTTCAGGTACAACTAAAAAATTATTACCCTCACTCCACGCTGTAGTTACTGAATTTTTAGTTACAGATTCGGATGAATTACCAGTGATTCTTGCTTTATCACCACTTGTGTATTGATACTTTAAGTATGTTCTACGAATACCGTCATAGTGATATTGTGCGAAATATTGTAAGGCCTCATCCAGTCTATCTTCTAACTGGTCATCATCAACATTAATTTCAATGACAGGCTTACCTAACGCTCTTAAAGCATACTGTTTTAATGTTTCTCTTGTTGCTGGAATTGCCATATTTAATACCCTTTTCTGGTATATTTATAAGAATAATTATATCTTAGGGAACAGATTATCCTGACAAAACAGCTTTATATCATCTTCCGGCAGACCTAATGATTGCATTACCCTTGGTGTATGAGGATTTTGTTGTTGATGTTCACAATAGTAGTTTTGTGCTTTGATAACATCTTCTCTTGTTGCCTCACCATCATGGTTTCTAATTTTGTCTATGTAATTTGCCAGATTGTCGACCGCTAATGTACAAATCTGATTTAATTCTTTTTCATCTCTTACATTACCAGCGGCTATCATTCCACCACTAAAAATAGCTTTTGCCCAATCTGGCAATTCTCTCTCTTTACTTGGTTTAAACCACTTAGTTTCATTTAAAAACCAGTTAGTTAATGGGTGGTCTTTCTGTAATAAAGGACTAAAATCGTGGAATGCACCTGTAACCTTATTTTCTCCTGCAATAACATCAAACCCATAAATTGGTCCACCATTTGTTAATTCAGGAAAGAGGCATACATGCATCATCCACAAACCTTTTTTTTCTCTTACATCAACTACATCAACATGAGCTCTTCTAATATATTCATTTTTCCAAGTTCTGTTTACCCAACCAAATTCTTCATTGTTAAATCTTTCCATACCTTGTTCTTTATATTCTGAACAGGTTAAATCTAAAATTTCTACAATATCGTCTTTACACTTAATTAATCTTTCCCAAATCATTCATTTCTCCAAATAGTCTTGTTGCATACTCAAAACATAATTGTGCCTCTGGTAAGACAGTGTGTTCATATATGTTTAAATATCTATTAATATTTTCTTTAATTATTCTACCAAACTCTATCACTTCTTTATCTCTAAATGTATAATATCTATTTGGTCCAGGTGTTTTTCTTTTAATCATTTGACCACCAGACAAATCTCCCATATGTCTTACATAGATATGTGCATATAGTTTGTGTGCATCATCCTGTATAGACTCAATATGATTAACATATTCTTTTGTGCTTTCTGTAATTTCAGGTGGTGTGCCTATATCTGACCATAGTTTACTATAATCATAATGTATTTTTTCCGCTCTTTCTAAACCTGGTGTTTGTCTGAATAGGCCATTATGATGGCCGTATTTTTCTAATACTGAATAACATTGTAGTTGATTATACAAATATGTGGCATATAGATTATTGTCTATAGTACCGGACATAAGAGTCTTTACAAACTCTTGTCTTTCGGCATTCTTGTGTTGTTCCCAAGTCAGTTCTTTAATATCTAACATAAATAACCTTTATAAATAATATAATAGTATTTATATATTTATAATGAAGGTATAAAATGATAACAGATAATGTATATTGGTTTTTTAATGATGTGTTTAACTCGGATGAGTGTGATAGTTTAATAGAATTAGGTTCAAAAAATCTAATCAACGCTTATACAGCAGGTGGCCGTGATGCAGGCGCCTCAAATCTATCAATACCACAAAATTTAAAATCAAATTATCAATTAAAAAAAGAAGGCACAATAGATAACTCTTATATAAGAGATAGTAAAGTTTGTTGGTTAGAACAACCCTGGATTTATGATAAAATTTGGAAGGCTTTAAAATCAGCAAACTTACTTGCTGGATGGCAATTTGATGTAGATTGGACAGAATCTTTACAATTTACAAAATATGAAGCTCCCGGCGGATTTTACGGTTATCACCAAGACGCATCTGGAGATAAACTATCAGCTTACAAAAGATATATTCACGGTGTAACGCCAGTTCCTTTAAAAGATGATGGTCAATTACCCTCGCCTTATGTTGGTAAAAAATCCTCAAAATATATAGGTAAAACTAGAAAAATATCACTGTCTGTAAATTTATCAAATGAACAAGATTATGAAGGTGGAGAACTCTCTTTTGACATAGGTGAACATAATTCATCAGGAGAAAAAATCTTAACCAATCAAAATTTTAAAAAAAGAGGAACTTGTGTATTTTTTCCTAGTAGTGTTTATCATGCTGTTAGTCCAGTTACTAAAGGAACAAGATATAGTTTAGTTGCCTGGTTTTTAGGAAGGCCTTTTAAATGAGCGACACATCAAAACATTTTAAAGAAAACTCTTATGTTGTAATAAAAGATTTTTTAAAAGAACCTATGTTATCTTTACATTATAATTATGCAAAATTATTAGCTAACAGAAACGCTATTAAATTTGAAGAGTTAAATGAAAAGTATGATAATTATTGGGATGGTGAATGGGAAGACCCACAAGCAATAGGCAGTTATTCACATTATGGCGACCCATTAATGGATACTTTGTTGTGTCAATCTTTAAATTCAATGCAAGAAATAACTGGATTAAAACTCACACCTACTTATAGTTATTTTAGATTATATACAATGGGTGATGAGTTAAAACATCATAAAGATAGGCCAAGTTGTGAAATATCTACAACACTATGCTTAGGAACAAATCATACAAATTTAGACTATGATTATAATTGGAATATTTACATGCAAAAAGAAGGTGAAGAAAAAGTAAATGTTTCTTTAAATCCTGGAGATATGGTTGTCTATAGAGGTTGTGACTTATGGCATGGTAGACCTGAATTTGAAGGACTTAATCAAGCTCAAGTTTTCCTACATTATAATGAAATAAAAGAAGGTCAACATAATAATTTTATGGACGGTAGACCAATGTTTGGGTTACCGAAACTTGTAAGATATCA